GTGCGAAATCGTGGTTGCGGTCGAATGATACTATCTCTCTCTGCACGCGCTCCGGGGTCGAGAAGCGAATCGCTTTGTTCCCTCGGATGATATAGGACGAGGAGAGACCGATGATAGCACCGTCAGCCTCCATGTCTCGACGAACCGCCCGAGCCAACGCGCACTCGGATGGGTCCATCTGCTTTGCCTCTGTGCAGTCCTTCTTCGACACCTTGATATCGACAGACTGGTCTGCATCGACAGCAACTGTGACCTTCGGGAAGAGCCGAGCCACGCTCCTTGGAAGGAGAACGTGTGAGTCTTTCCGAATCTTAATTCTCTTTGCCATTTCTACTCCTTATTGACGATCCACTTTTCTAGATCTACTAGAAGGTTTATTACCTCGTGGTCTGTGATCCAACAGTGTCCAAGTTCAGCGAGCAAAGCGTTCGCCTGCCGAACAGTTATGGGATAGCTACCCTTCGTATCCGCATTGGTTGCAGATTGCTCGGTCCCAAGTTGACCCGCAGGAGGGACACTTGGAGTCCGCGTTGAGCCTACTTCTGAGTCCAGAGGGTGCCTTGTTAGATGTTCTAGGTCTAGCACTTGCCCCAGTTCGAGTTGCAGGGGTCTTAGCGTAATGGGAGTCCGAGATTTGGCCCCAGACTTTGTAGTAGTCGTTCGGGGCCGCGTGACAGAGCCTTTCTGCCTCTTCTTGATTCCAACCTTCTTTTTCGGCATATCGGTAAATCCACCATTCTCTTGGCAGGAGCCTTACGCCGTTGAATTGACCACAGCAAACTTCAGCACGGACACCAGCTCCGAGGTCAGGCATCCGGTTCTTCGTGACCGAATAGCATGACCACGGATAGATGGCAATGATGAAGTTGTTTGTGTGGCAACAAGTGCAGCAATTCTCTTTTGGAAAATCACTGCACTTGAAGACCCTAGTGCCTTCAGAAGAAAAACCTACCGACATCCCGTCGAACTTAGTCGGGTCCCACATTACTGGTTCTCCTTCTCCCTCCGCTGAGTGATTGCGTCGTAGAGCTGCTCGACCTGCCTCCTCGTGAGCGGCATCACCAGTATGAGCTGGCAGATGTCGTCAACGATTTGCTCACGGGGAAGCTGTTTAACCTTTGGTAGAGGGTTCGTCAAAGATCTTCTCCCAACAAGAGTCGCATACTCCAGTCTGCATGGCCTCCCGTTGTCTAGGGGAGAGTTCTGGAAATGCCTCGTTGACATGCCGACCCTGTGCCCACCTGTCCCATCTGATCCGGAACTCCTGCTCGGTGTAGCACTCGAATTCCTCTGAGCGTTCTCTGCCACAGGAGGGACAGTGAACCTTGAAGAATACGCTCACCGAGGTCTCGCTCGGATAACTCGCATCCCCCGGACGTAGCCACCCGCCTCTTGGATGTTGAGGATGTCGCCCTCCTCCAATTCGATGGCGTCACCTTCGTAGTCCGGCTCGTTCTCCACAACGACCACAATCTCCTCGTCGTCGGGAAGGCCAGCAATGTCTGCCTTCAAGTCTGAAACCTTGTAAACCATGACTCTCCTTTTCGGTAGCCTCGGAGTTGATACCCGCTTGTTTTTCCCAGCCTGTTTCATCAGAGTTCCTCCTCTGAGATAGGCTCATACGCCCCGGTGATGTCGGGCCTCGGTGAGTCGGGATGCAGCTTGCACCAACGCTCGAAGCACGACTGACAGATTGGTTCTCCCTTGATGGATGGGACCTTGCGTGGGTTGAAACTTACCATCGCCCCACAGGAGAGGCAACGACCCATCGCGAACAGGTATCCCATTACGGCCTCCCGTCCTTCAACCGCTTCTCGTTCGTGACCTCGATGTGACTGAGAACGGAGTTGATCGTGTCCCATTCCGACGAGTTGAGCTTGACCCACTCGCCGTCAATGAGCCGGTGCTCGGTAAGCTGGTAGCTCTGGGTCTTACCCGAGTAAACGAGCGACCACTTGTAATCCCGCTGTTTTGACGTAAGCATTTGGTGCATTAGATCCCCGCTAGGTTGCGGAGCCTCCCTGCCAGTTTAAGTAAGTCCTTCGTGATTTCATCGCACCTCCGCCTTCAGCGCATCAAGTTCCCGACGCAACTCGCCGAGGTTGTGAAGCTGGTTGATGATGACCTCCTCCTTGGCCGCGCTCTCACGCATCGCGGCTTCCTTGCGAGCAATAGCGCCGATGACTTCCAGCCGCTCGGCATTCAATTCCTGCTTCAGTTCTTCGTTCACTCCCGCCGCTTCAGCAAGGCCGTCACCCAACTGACGAATCGTCTGCTGCAACACATTGATCTGTTCTTCCAGTTGTGCGATGCGATCCGTGTGGACATTCAGCATTGCTTCGAATTCGCCTCTGAGACTTTCCTGCATCTGGGCGACCTTGCCCTTGTCTACCCTGTTACTCATTAACCTCCGCGCTTGCTCGCAGATGGAGCATAAGCAAGAGCAGTGCTGTGGTTCTAAACATGCACGACAGTTAACCACAGTGCCTCCCTCGCACTTTCATGACCGAGCCATCGGGTTGTGGGAAGTAGCTCAAGGAGCCGATGGCGGCCTCCTCGAATCCGTTGGAATGAATGGGACCGTAGTAGATGGCGACCATGTGGGGAGTAACTGTAAGACGTGCCCACTGCCTCTCCGTCTCCATTGAAGGAAGATCGGAGAGCGCCATCTGAACCGCTGACGCTTTTCCGTGCAAGATGAGACTCCAGTTCCAGTTCCGGTTGCCGACATAGACCCAAGAATACCCTCACAGGCAGGGCATTCCTCGAACTACTCAGCGAGAATCTCTGCGATGCGACGCAACTTGTCCTGCGATGCTGACTCTGGCTCGAACAGGCGCTCCAGCGCGTATTCGATTAGAGTAGAAACGCTGATCCCTTGGGCCTTCGCCATCTCGATGGCTTTATCCCACTTGGAGAAGTCGCGCACGTAAATCGTCTTGTTGCCGTATTGAATGTGTCGACCAGATCGAGGGCGTCCTCTGACGCGCCACCCTTTCTCTCGCGCACAGTTAATACAGAGGTCATCAGGACCATAGAGGCAAGAAGTGCCCGGCACATCACAGAATTCCTTGCCTTTTGGAGTATGCCGACGGGGAACGCTTTTATCCATATTCACCAGAGAAAAAAGAAAGGGGTCCGAAGACCCCAATCTCGAGTTAGGCTGCCCATTTCTTGAGACCGTTGCGATTCAGAACGTCGGCCAAATCTCTCATGAGGTCTGACTCGTCCCAAATTGTCTCCACGTTATCCAGAGTCGCGTGGAGAATGCTACGCTTCCTCTCGACTAGCTCGGTCAGGAAGTCGTCGATCGAACCTGCGGCGATCAGGTAGGTCGCCATGATCTTGTCGGCCAGCTGACCCGGTCGGGGAAACCGTGCTTCAGCCTGCTCTTCGTTGGAGGGATTCCACTGTCGCTCCATCATGAGGCAGTCGGAGCAGAACTGCATGTTCAGCCCTTCGCCTGCGCTCTGCGTGGATGCGATCATGATGCGGAAATTCTTGCCGGTTGGAACTTCGAGCAGAACCGGTTTGTTCTCCGCGTCGTAGCTTCTCTCAGTCCTGACACCCTTGAACTCGGCAAGCACGTCTTGCCTTTGCTCCATTGTCAGGTCCGAGATAAGCATGAGAGGAAGTTCGAACGTGCCATACTCACCGCTCTTGTTCAATTCGTCGATGAGCCGGGAGAGACCGGCGTAGAGCATCTTGCGAGTTGAATTGTGATGCGTGAATATGACCAACTTGCGGTCGGTGGACGTGAGAAATTCTTCAACGAACTCCGTGGCTGCCGGAACTTTCGCTTCTCCGGTCAGCCGCCGCATTCTGGAGAAGTATCCGAGAATGTTGCTTATGTCCTTGAAGTTGATTTCCTCAACGTCGGACATAAATTCTTGGAACTCCTTGATCACCGCCTTGTAGCGCTCCAGAACGTCCCCACCCATCTCGGCGTGACGGAACATTCTGGAAATTGCAGGTAGCTCAGGTAGCACTTCGGCCCTCGTGAACCGTTGAATGAATCCCTTCGTTTTCTCGTGGAAGCGGTCGGGATAGGTGAGAATGCAACGCGAGCCAGAACCGACCGGGGTTGTTTCCCTCTGGATGAAGTGCTGTTCAGAAGGATACAAGGTCGGGTTGACCAAATGCAGAATCGGCGCATACTCGTGAGCCGAGTTCTTGATCGGGGTGCCGGAGAGACCCATGACGCTCGGTCGCTCGGACCCGGTGCGCTGCCATGCAGAGGCAATCTTCTTAATTGCACGGCACCTTGAGGAGGCGGGGTTCTTGATCATCTGGCACTCGTCCAGAATGATTGATTTGAACTGGCTGCAAACTGCATCGTCCCAACGAATGACGTTCTTTTTCAGTTTCTTACCAGTCCGACCGTTGGTGAATTCTTCCCCGACGAGACCCACAGCGTTCAACCTCTCCCAGTCGAGATCCACGTCCGGGCGAACCAGACGCAGCGTGTCGTAGGAGATGATGACGATGGGGAAGTATTCTACGTAGGGCAACTGATTCCCGTTCTCTATGATCTGGGGAATCATTTCTCCGTTCGACCAATTCACGAACTCCATCCAAGTATTGTAACGGAGACCGGACTTGGTTACGAAAAGGATGGGGGACATGGATGCTTCGTTTCTCTTAGCGAGAATTGCAGCGATAACCATTTTCCCGACGCCCATCTCGTGAGCCAGAATGCAGTTCAGGCCCGCTTCCTCGGCAAACTTAGCGGACCTGAGCTGGTAGTCATACGGCTTGTGGCCGTTTCGTGCGACGATGATGTCTTCGAGCGGTGTCTCGATTTTGTCTTGAATGAGGCAGTGGCCGCACTCGAGGAAAATGAACCACCGAGTCATCATGTCCTGTCTCTTAGTCTCCACGGCAACTTTGCCGCAGAAAGGACAGGTCTGTCGGAGCGTAGCGATGGGTTTTCCCATTACTTAGCTCCTTTGAACTTCTTCTCGACGTGTGCGATCGTGGCTTCGTCCAACTTACCCAACGCCTTGAGTTTGTCGATGACTTCCTCTTTCGAGTCACCCATAACATCGGCGTATACGTCTGCGAGCTTGATCCCTGCGCCCTTGGGAGGAGCAGCAGGCCGGTCCTGCTTCATTCGAGTTGCAGCAGCCTTGTTATTCCCGAGAATGTGCTGCTTGGTTTTGTCTAGTTCCTTGATTTTCGCTTTTCTCTCGGAACTCTGACCGTTCAACCTCTCAGCAAGGCCCGAGCGCAGACCCTTCTGAAATTCGCGCGCCTTGTAAATGTAGGCTTCGATCTCGTGGAACTTCGAAATGACCTGTTCGTCCGTGGCCGCCGTGACCGAGAAGGAACGGCCTGCAAGGTAAATCGAATTCGGTTCGTTCGGCTCGGGGACAGCGATTTGCTGCTCCGAAATAAACGCACCACCTGAGACCCATTCGGTCTCTTTGATCTCGAGCTTGGTAATTACGAAGTCAATGCTCTTCGCAGCGTGCTCGGGAAGCGGCTCCTGTTCAAAGAGCGGGGTCGCAGCCTGTGGACGAGGAAGGCTGTTACTTGGAGGAATCGGTCTCGGCGTCGGCTTTTCTTCCGGGCTTTTGGCTGGAGAAACAGGCTCGACACTTGAGGGTTTCGACGATTCGTCCATTGCGTCCGCCTTTTCGCTCCCGTTTGACGGCAAGCTCACCACCGCATCGCTTACAGATTTTTTCCATTCGGTCTGCTCGGCCTTTCCATTCTGCTGTTCACGAGCTGCGAGGTAGTCGTCAAAGCTCTCGAATTTCTGAGCTTCCTGATCTACCTCATTCACCAATTCCGACAGTTTGTCTTTTTGTTCCATTGCTCTGCGTTTCTCAAATGTTGCGTGGTTGAGAAGTTAATCGCCATGTGAATTTAGGCCATCTATGCGACGCTCTCTTGAAGATCCCAAAAGAGCGTCGGTAACATGGTCTAGGTCTCTGAGCGGGACGTGAGAACCTCGGTGAGGCCAATGATAAACGCGCGCTCGTAGGTCATCTTTTTCATGACCCTGGGGTCTTCGATGCGGCAGTTTAGGCTTCGTGCGTATTCGAATATGGCCTGTTTGAACCGCTTGATCTGTTTTGCTAGTTCCTCTGAGGTCTCATTCTTTCCAAGGCGCTTTGCCTCGCGGTAGAAGTGAGCGAATACACCGTTGGAAAACTGTTCGCCGTCCGAACTCTTTTCTCTGCCGTTCTCCAAAGTGTAGTAGGCGTGAGGAAAGCCACCGTTCTCCGAAACCGCCACACAAACGGCCAGCGTGGAGAAGAAATCCTTCCGAGTTTTGTAAATCTCCTCGGCTGCGTCCTTCGCCTCGTTGTGCGTGCTCCAGATCGTGTCGTCTTGGACCCAACCTGAGAGAAGGTGCTCGCGCACAAAAACGTAGTAGTCTTTTTGTTCCACTGTAGTCTCCAGAAGTTAGTGTTTAGTAGCCCGTTTCGCAGGTTCAATGATCTGCGAGTTGAAAGTGAACGACCAGATAATGATCGCGCACATGCGCTCTGAGAGTGAGCAGATCCAGCAGGAGTCAATAGTTTTCGCCATTGCCATTCCAACCTGCTGCTCTTCGAATCCCATGACCAAGTCCGGGTAGTCGTAGGATTCGAGAAGTTCAAACACGCGCTCAATATACGCGCCCTTGGTTTCCGAAGTGGGCCGACCCGACACGCTAAGAACGGCCATTGGATTTCTCCCGTGCAAAAGCCGCGCAGTAGCTCGGAGTCCGCACAATTCGCGGGATGACCCGATACTGAATTCCGGGGTTCACGCGCGCCTGCTGCTCTTTCCAATCCAGAGCATCGTTTCTCTCCTCGAACAGCCCTTCACAGCACCACTCGAGATACGAACCAGTGCGCCATTCCATACTCCAAACTTCCCGGCAGATGGGAACTTTAGGAGCTTTCGTTTTAGCCATGCTTTCTCCTTAATCGCCCGAAATTAGGCCATCTAGAAAATTCTAAGTAGCTATTCCGGTGTATTCAGTCGGGCAAGCTACAGAACTTTCCACATAGTCAATTTCCCTATGCTCATGCTCGGCTTACTTGCTCGTCGCAGGGCACCCTTGATCTGCGTTTAACGAATGTCACTGTGGTCCAAACTTCCCCTCCGGCCATATTCACCACGGTCTTTTGTGGGGCCATTAGGTTAATAACTTCTGCTTAATTCCTTATTTGCGGGAATTCCAACCGGCTCCTCGTTAGACGTGGGAACCAGAAGTGCAGCGTGCTACATTATCGCTTGGGTCAGTGCTCAGCTAGATCAGGTAGGTGCCGGACCCCCATGACGGGGCAGCTTCGGCATTCTCCTCTGGAGTATTCACAGAGTAGCGAGCGTATTTGGTTATCAAAGACCTGAAGGCCCACCACTTCTACTTTTGGGTCGCGAACCTCTCATTTTGGCGGAGGTGAGACCCGAAGCAAGGGCTGCAAGGTGCGCGCGGGATACGAAAGAGCCAGCCGCAGCCGCACAAGCCATTGTAGCACGGTTCCCGGCGGCCTGCAAGTGCTTGTGATCAAAGGGTTTAGCCGTTTTGGATGTGTGGATTATGGAACTGGGTCTAGGTTCCAATTCTCCTCCTTAGATAGCGAGATACAAGGGGAAAGTAGGGAATGGAAAAATTCACCTACCCTGATTCCAGGCTTATTCCGAGCTGATTCCAACCTTATTCCAAGCTGATTCCGAGCTGATTTTTCACGGTAAGTTATTGAAAACAAAAGGGTTATTCTAAACACCTATATGTATATGAGGGGGACCATCAGGGGGTCAATTTCGAATTTCGAAAGGGTTTCTGGTTTTCGTATCTAGTTTCTTTTTTTATTTTTTTTTTTTTTTCATCAAACTGAAAAGGATACGAGAAATAAAGTGTTCGCCCGGCGAACGGTATCTTTTTCGAGAAGGAGGGAGATCCCCACATATACAGATCCTCTTTCGGTAGATCGCTTTTTTGTGCGCGTTTTCATTGGGTCGATCGCTTTTCGGGTAAGGATAGAATCAGGTGAGAAACAGCCTAGGGAAAGGTCGGGGAAAGCCTGGAATCAGCCTGATGGGGAGATACGCGCCTCCCCGCGATCATCCCTGAGAGGTTCCGTAGGAAACTGTTCTAAGCCTCTGGAAATTGTTCTAAGCCTCCGAAACTGCGCGCGCGTGGGTAAGACCGGCCCGAATTTGCGCCTCCGTGAACGATTGTTCGGGAAAGGCGAACGCTTTCTAGATACGCGCGCCTCTCGGTCTCGAGCCTGGGACCGGAATACGCCTCCGTCGCGCTTACCCTGGGTCTCCGGGCCGGAGGACCGGGTGCCGGGGAGGATACGGCTGCGCCGGGCCGGGTCCGGGAGCGGCGAATGCAAGCGATTTTTTTTTTCGCCGGGCTGCTGATTTTTGGTGCGCTGGCGCGTTCTCGTGCTACACTTGTGTTTCGGTTGGCGGTTGCGGCGGCGAAACGGCGCAGCGGAGTTCAGCCGGGAGAAGTAGACGATGGCAAAAAAGCCGAGTGCGAAAACGACAGACTCGAAAATCGACAAGGCGAAAACGAACCTTGTCACAAGTTCAGGTGAGGTAATTGTGAGCAATACGATCGAAACGACGGAGACTCCCAAGGGTGAATCCCGTGGGCACTACTCAGCGGAAACCGTTTACGGGCTGAGTTCGGATCAACTGGCTGCGGCGGTTGCAGCCGGCGCACTTCAGCCGACGGGCGATCCCACGGCGGTTGTCATTCGTGGCAAGGGAAACACGAGGGACGAGTTCGTTACCTATCAGAAGTTCGTCGCGGTCAACTTCGACGGCGCGAAACTCCTGTGCGGCGGAAAAGAGGTTGCCGCAACCGAGAAGCCGGAAACCGGTGACGACACCAGATCCGACGCGGAGAAAGCGAAAGGCGCGGCGGATCATTTCAACTACGGTTTCGACCTGGAGGTAAAGCGGGAACTCCGCGCGAAGCTGGCCGAGCTGATCGAGGGTCCGGCAAAAGCCATTGCGAAGGCTGCACAGACGATGCTGGATCAGGGCGTTGCCGAAACGCTGGACGATGCGGTCGCCATGGTGAAAGCTGGCCGACTCCGCAAGGGCCTGCCGGTCTAATGACGGCGGCGGGCGTAGTTTGGCTGTTCATACTTGCAGCCGGTCTACTTTTCATCGGTCGCAAGTAATCGGTTCGGTTCGGGGGAGCGGGGGATCATCTCCGCTCCCAACTTTCAGAGAGAAAATCAAATGGCAAAAAAGTATGACGGCGGCGGTTATGGCGAGGCGGTTTCGGTTGCGCCCGGATCATGGGCGGTTGTCATTCTCGGCGTGATTTATGCGCCGTTCAATTCCGAGCCTGAAGCGCATGCGTGGGCGTTTTCATTCGGTTTCGGAGAGACTCGCTACGCGGTTGCACCGTTCAACGAGCCTGACCGGAACATTCTGACGCAGCCGGTTTCGGAACTCGTGATCAACGCAGCCCGAATGTTAGTTGAAGTTGGTTTGGCCGAGTCAATGCGCGAGGCGGTTTTGATCGTGCAGGCGCAGCGCAAAGCGAAGGGTTTGGACTCGGAGTAATGGCGCGCGTAATTCAGATCGGCGCGCGTCAGTATCCAGTAAGTGACGCAAAGCAGAGTGCAACGATTAGCATCGGCGGCAGGATCATCGTCCGAGTAGGTTAGTCGGAGAGTAAGGCGAGGGACAGCAGACCTCGCCTTATTCGTATCCCGATAGTCCGATATCGTAGTATCCGAGGTCGGCATACTAATAATTAGTTACTAACAAATAATCCGCTACTTATTTTTTTATAGCTACTTACTTCCCCTCCGGTCCTTACCTTTCCTCCGGTCCTCACTAAAGTATAGTTACTAACTATTTGGGTCCCATGAACCCGGACGGGGGGGTGGTAGCCAACTCATATCTGTTTTTCTTATCCTGAATCCATCTGGACCCTCTTAATTTGTTCGCTTCCCTTCCGTATAATCGTTTGCCAGGAGAACACTTAAAAGCCCAATAAAACCCCTATTGACAGCATAAATTGTTCTGTGGTAAGATCGCGCAAGGCCAACATCTATCCAAAATGTTTATCTCGGACGCCGAACTCGCTGCTCGTTTATCTTCAGAGGCTAACTTAGTTAGTCGCTTGCGGAGAGAAGATAATGATCTTATCCCTTCTTCTTTTCCCCTTCCGGAAATTCCCGAGGTTCCCAAAGTTTCCGAGGAGGAAAAGGGTCCCATATCTCCTACCGCACCCTTGGACCCTTGCACCCCGATAGAAATCCTCCCGGCAGAGTTCTCTCCTGAGTCCCTCGACAAAATCCTGAATCCCAGAATCCTGAAGAATGGAAAAGAGTATTCCGGTCGAGGTCCGAAGGGTTTACACGTCGATGAGCAGGCTGCTATCGGAGTTGCCGCTGGGATCTTGGGAACGACAAAAGGCTCTAATCTTGGTGACGTTACTTATGCGTCGGGGCATTCGTTCAGAAACGGCTACGAAGGGAATCATACTCAATACGACCCTCGCCGGGGACCAAAAGAGGAACTGCGAGAAAAGATTATTGGGGGTCACGGGGTCATTGTTGATAAGTGTTTCAATCGACTTCTCGCTACCTTGGACCTCCTTGATGACAACAAACTCTCCCAGGTGAAAAGGGCTACAGAATTAAGCGTTGTCGCAAAGAATCTCTCCGGAATTATTGCTTCCGCTTCAGCCGCTACGCAGGATAAGTTCGTTGACCAGAAAGAGCAGTCTGTTCACTTTCATATCATGCGTCCGGAGCCTGCTCTCCACGACGACTACCCCACGATCAACATCGACTCCTCTCCGGACCTCCCTAAAGATCCTTCCTAATCTTTCTCAGCTTCAAAGAAAACTCCATGACCTCAACAACCTTCGAAAACTACCAAGACAAGATTCTCCCTCTGATGCGCGGAAAGGTTAGAAAGCTCAAAGAGGGATTTGGTTTCATATCTGGAGATGATGGAAGGGATTATTTCTTCCATTGGACTGCTCTCCAGCGCACGACCAAGGCTTTCAACGATCTCAAGATTCTTGATCGAGTCGAAGGCTCTGTCATTGAACCCGCAGAAAATCGTGGACCTCGGATGATTGAAATTAGGGTGATTGATGACCGTCCTACCTCTCATCCTGCTTTTGATCCTTCTCTTCCTCCTCCATTGTCCAATACTTAAGCCGTGGTTTGGATTCCGGAAACCCGCGGGACATAAAGGGAAGTGGTTCCAATGATTCTGATCCTTCTCGTTGTTCTCATCGTCTTTGCACTCTCCGGCCCTTGGTATCCATATTCTCGGCAATGGGGATATGGACCCTCTGGCCTCTTGGGAATCGTTCTCCTCATCCTTCTCATCTATTTGCTTCTCGGCGGAACCTCCCTGCGGATTAGATAATGCCTGCGGTCTCTGGGAAGCAATACCGATTAATGCAGGCCGCACTCCATGGGGCCTCAGACCGGATACCAAAGGGCGTGGCGCGCGAGTTTGTAGAAAAAACTCCTCCCGCGAAACGTAAGATCTTTGCTAAGAAAGGGAAATGATGGAAACTGCACTCGCTCCGAAACCCAAGGAAGAATTGGTCCCGACTCCGTTCCCGGACCCTGCGGAGGAAACGCGTCTCGAACTCGAAGCTCAAGCTCTCGACATGGAGAAGGCGCGCGCCGAGGCATGGGAAGCTGGTCAGAACCCCGACGGCGATTACGTCATCACCGAGGGTCTTCCCGTCCCATTCTTCTTCGTTCGTCGCTACCGAGGCGTCGGACCTCTGGCCTACGAAACGAAGCGGGGTCTCATCAAGGTGAACTCGGGAGACATCATCGCCGGGTTCTACTACCACGAGCACGATGCGGACGGCAACGATCTCGAAGAACAGCTCGAAGAAGTCATCGTCATGACCGAAGCCGCTTTCATGGCACTCCAGGATGATTTCGGACCGGACCAGATCCCGGAAGCCCTCGACGTTCGAGCGGTGAACATCGGGAACCTTCGCCGACGGCCCGAGGTCACGCCTCCCATCGCCGAAACGAAGCCCCCGAAGCCGGACCAGGGTCTCCCAGGGGTCAAGCCACCGGTTGCAGGTCAGCTCCCGACTCCTCCGGTTCCGACGCCGTATAAGAAGTGATCGAAGTAACTTCGAGATTCGAGAAGGTATGGAAGCCGCACCCTAAACAGGTCGAGTTCATCCGTCTACCCTTCTCGATTTTCGAGGCTCTCTATGGGGGTGCAGCAGGAGGAGGCAAGTCCGAGCTTCTCCTAATGCTCCCCATACTTTACGGATTTCACGAGAAAAGTGGGTTCCACGGTGCGCTCTTTCGTCAGACCTTCCCACAACTTGAAGAGAGCCTTATCCCTCGTTCGCATGGATTTTATAAACCTCTTGGAGCGTCTTACAACGATACCAAGCACGTCTGGACTTTCCCCTCGGGAGCTAAGATTCGACTCTCTTATTTGGAAACTGAGAGAGACGCGCGTGAACATGATACGGCTGAATATCATTACGTCGGATTCGACGAACTCACTGCTTTCCTCGAATTTGTTTATAAGTATCTCACATCCCGAGTTCGTTCTACACTTGACGGAGTTCCTGCACTCATTAGAGCAGCATCGAATCCTGGAAACATCGGTCACGTTTGGGTCAGAACAAGATTTGTTGCTCCGGCGCCTGAAGGAGGAGCAAAGCTCTACGATGCCTACACGCAATCATACCGTTTTTTCGTTAGAGCAAAGCTCACGGACAATCCCTACCTCATGGAGAAGGACCCGGGTTACATCAACCGGCTCCGAATCCTCCCAGAGGCAGAGCAGCGCGCGAAGATAGATGGCGACTGGTGGGTTTTTTCCGGACAAGTTTTCAATGAATGGCGAGACCCATACGTTGGATCACCATTTCAAGGGGAGCCAACGACTGCGTGTCATGTTATTCCAGATTTCGAGCCGCCATATTGGTGGCCACGAGTTATCGCAGCTGATTGGGGCTATACGGCTAAGACATGGGTCGGCTGGGGAGCGGTGGCACCGGATGGCAGGCTCTTTCTTTATCGCGAATACGTTAGGGAGAAAACTTCTATCGAGGAGTGGGGGTCAGACGTTAGAAGAATTTCTCAGTTTGAATTAGACAATCTGGGAGCGGCAACCCTTGATCCTTCAGCTTGGGGAAAACGTGGAGAGGCTAAGACCCTTCAGCAACAAATTACAGAGGCCACAGGAATTTCCTGGGAGCAAGCAGATAATGATCGATTGGGTGGAAAGCTCCTCATGCACGAGATGCTTCGCTGGAAGCCTCGGCCACCTAAATACACGCCTGCTGAGGGATTCAGGGAAGAAACCGCGCAGCGAATCCTGCGAATGCAAGGTCCAGACGTATATTCGGAATACGTCAAGATGTTCGAGCCTGACCCTCCGGAGTTAAATCTGCCGAAGTTGCAAGTTTGTCGTTCTTGCAGTCATTTTAGGGAAGCGATTCCCTCTTGCATTTATGAGCAAAAAGATGGAAAGAATGCCGAGGACGTTCAGGAATTCGACGGTGATGACCCTTATGATGGTGGTCGTTATCTTATCAAGGCTTATTCTCGATATATTCGAGAGTCTAAAACCAAGCATGAGAAACAGACCGCCCTGGGAGAAATCATTCAGAAACTCACGGAGACGAATGATTACAACCAGTTCCACCGGCAAATGCACGTTTTCGAGCACAAATATCTTCGGAAAAGCAGGTCCATCCACCGAACGCGCGCAAGGTCAGTAGGACACAGATTTAGGGCTTAATTATGGACACACCAATGGGAATCGGCGGCGCTCCTGATGCTCCGATGGGTCAACCTGCTCGCCCAAAGAAGCTCCGTGGGCCGAGAGAGTCGCTTGGAGGTCCTCCTCCGATGGGTGGAGGGATGCCTCAGAGGATGGGACCTCCCAGAGGAATGCCTCCCCAAGCTCAGGGACCAATGCAGAGACCCCAGATGCCTCCCCAGGCAATGATGGCTCAGCGAAACGCTCAGATGCAGAGAATGCAGCAAATGCAGGCTCCGCAAGGTCTCCCACCGGGTCAAGCTCCTCCGGGTGTGCAGATGCCGCAGGGTCCTCCTCCCCCGATGCAACCAATGCCGATGGGGACGAACCTGGAAGGGCCTCCCATGCAGCCTGACCCCATGCAGATGCAGAAAATCATGCAAATGAAGGCCATGCAGGAGGGTCAGGGCGGAATGCAAGATCCTCGTGCGCGTATGATGGCTTATCGTCAAGCCATGATGGGTCAACAGGGCATGATGTGATGTGGCCGTGGAGTAAATTTGCTCGGTTGGAGGCCGAAATTGTTCGCCTGAAGAACGATTTACGGTCTGCCGAGATGACATACACGGGCTACATGGCTCAAAACATGAAATTAGAGGACAGAGTTCGAGCTTTGGAGGCAGATGAGCGGGAGATTCGTCTCAACCTATTGCGCCGATCCGGTGTCCTCCCCTCCGAGGCCCATATCGACGCCAAAGAGCGTGAATTTAAGCCCGTAAAGAAGACTGTGATTCCTTGGTCACAGCAAGCTGCCCGATTAGAAGCGGATTCCAAGGAAAGATACTGGAAAAAGCAGATAGAATTGAGGGAACGGCCTCAGGAGGCTCGAAAAGGCGCATTAAATAATCCCGATGAGCCTGTTTCTGCTCAAGCAGATTACGATAGGGATTTGATGGAACTAGAAGATGTTTCCTCCAGCTGAGTCAGAACTCCTCGACGAATCGCTTCTTCCCCAGGAAGATCTGGGTGGTCCCATCGTCCAGGGTGACTTGGAGCCGCAGGACGAAGCTCTGGCTCTCACTCCCGAGGCGCCGCCTGAAGAACCGGAAGAAAAGGAGCACTTCTGTGACTCCGATATTGCTAAAAATCTCGCCCGCATCATCGACCACCTTGAGCAGCACGACCGCTTCGCGCGTGAGCGTCTTATTAAGAAGTGGCGGAAACAGCTCTGTTATTGGGATAATATCCAATACATCTGGTGGTCAGACTTTGCTCTCGATTGGCGCACTCCGGACCAAATCAAAGAAGAAGATCCGCAGAGCGATATTGACCCAGCTCTCTATGCTAAGATTATCAACATCTACAGAGCTTACGGAGAGGTTATTATCGCTGCGATGAGTTCGGCTCTGCCGACTGTTCCCTTCGTGCCTGACGACGCCGAGAATCCTGACGACATTCAGACGGCGAAGGCGTATACGAAGATAGGAATGCTCGTTCAGAAGCATAACTACGCCGAGCTTTTGTTCATGAAGGCTCTTTTCATTCTGTATAATCAAGGAGTCATCTTTGGTTACAATGAAAATCGAGCCTCTGAGAAGTTTGGCGTCTACGAGAAGCCAATCGTTCAGAATCATGCCGTAGTTACTCGCGAATACTACTGTGCGAACTGCGGCTACGCTCTCGGTTCGGAGGAAATTTCTGCCTCCCCCATTCCTCAGTCCCCGGAGGAGGCTGGGTCCGAAGAACCGAGTCCTATGGACCTCCCGTCGCCCACTGGTCCGGTTGACGAGCCTCCCGTAGCCCAAAGTCTGCCTCCGATGGCCGACCAGGCGATGGGAACTCAGGCTTGCCCGCAGTGTGGCTACGATAATATGCCTGAATCCGATGATTTTGAGGAAATGGTCCCCAGAATCGCCGGATACGCGAAAACTCCGAAGAATAGGGAGTGTCTTGAAGTCTACGGACCTCTAAATGTCAAAGTTGCTCCCTGGGCGACGAAAAAAGAGGATTTACCGTATCTTATTCTCGAAACTGAAGAACATTACGCCAAACTTCAGGACATTTATCCCGATATTGCCGAGCGTATTCAACCTCTGATAGACATGGAGAGCATGGATCGGGCGATGCGAACGTCTGTAGCCCTCAAAGGCGACGTTTCGACCGACCTTTGCACCTGTCGGAGAGTGTGGTTGCAACCGTGGTCCTACAATGTCCTGGGTATGGCTGGTCACAAGGACGAAATAGAGGAACTCCGCTCCCTCTACCCGAATGGCGTTTATTGCGTCGTAATCAACAAGGACCTCGTCGTCGAGGGCATTCCCGACGTCATGGAGGACCATTGGACGATTACGGAGCATCCTCTCTCCGAAAATCTTCATGCCGAATCCGTCGGCTCCTCCGTAATGCCGATTCAGGACATGACGAATGAAGGATGGAACCTCACTCTTGAAGGTATTGAGTTTGGCATACCTGAACTCTATGCCGACCCTGATGTGCTCGATTTTGATGCATACGGGAAGTCGGAAGCGCGCCCTGGTCAAGTTTCCCCAGCTAAGGCCCCCGCTGGACGCTCCCTTGGTGAAGGATTTTTTGAAGCTAAGACATCATCTATCTCCCAAGAAATCGACAAGTTCCTCAATCGCCTTGAAAGAGTCGGTCAGTTCATCTCCGGAGCCTTACCTACGGTTTTTGGCGGCTCAATTACGGGAGGATCAGGAACCGCCAAAGAATACGAAATGAGCCGAGCGCAGGCTCTCCAGAGACTCCAGATTACTTGGAAAATCGTCAAGATCTGGTGGGCGCGGATGCTCTCGAAGGCAGTTCGGAGCTACGCGATCAACATGCTGGAGGACGAGAAATACGTAGAAAAGCGTGGCTCTACATATGTGAACGTTTGGATTCGGCACATCCACATGACCGGCTCGGTGGGTGAGGTTGAGCCTGACGTCAACGAAAGCTTCCCGATCTCCTGGGCGCAGAAAAGGGATATGATTCTCCAGCTATTCCAGGGTGGTAACGAGGATGTGATGAACGTCCTCCGACACCCCGAGAATGCAGGACTCATCGCCCTAATCATTGGAGTTCCTGAACTCTACATCCCTGGCGATGACGACAGGAATAAACAGCTCGTAGAGATCGGGGAGCTTATTCTTTCTGAGCCGACCCAGACAATGCCTCCCATGCCTCCTCAAGCACCTCCTCAGGAAGGTATGGGACCGGTTGGGCCTCCTGCTCCTCCTCAGGCTGCGCCTTCGGCTGAAGAAGGTATGGGGATGCCGATGATGACCTCCTCGGTCCCGATAGATGAAAGTCTCGATAACCACGAGATCGAGATGATTACGTGTCAGGCATGGCTGAAATCTGAGATTGGCCTGCAATACAAGAAAGAGAATCCTGGCGCGTATATGAATGTCCTCCTTCATATGCAGGAGCACCAGAGATTAGTGCAGATGGCAGAGGCTCAGGCTGCTGAAGCTGAAGCTGAAGGATCTGAAGGTAAAGAGAAACCGCCTCAGGAGTAGTTAAATGTTTTTCTTCAAGTTTCAACAGTTCTTTTCACCCGATGATACCGGAGGGGGATCAGATGGGGACTTCTCTGCAGACATGGCCGTCCTCAACGAGCCATCTGGAGAATCTGCTCCTGCTCCTGAAAAAACTCGAACCTTCAACGAGGAGCCAACAACCGAAGACCTCGCCGAGGAGGAAGAAGATGGCGAAGATCAAACTGACGAAGGTGACGAGACCGACGAAGGCGAGGAGTCCGAAGAGACCGACGAGGCCGACGCGCCCGTCCAGGGTAAACCGACCCTAAAGGCGATAAAAGAGCAGTTCCCTGGTATCTTCAAGAAGTTTCCAGAGCTGAAGGCTGCTCTTTTCAGGGACCAGGAATTCTCGAAGTATCATGCGACGCCCGAAGATGCGGCGCAGGCTGCGGTCAAAGCTGATAACTACGACCGATTGGAATCCACGCTGGTTCAAGGGTCTCCTGACCTCCTGATGAGTGAGCTTGCGGAGAACAACCCGAAAGCTTTCAAGGAGGTTGCTCTCAATTGGTTGCCCAAACTCAGGGAGATTGACGAGAAGCTGTTCATTTCGGCTACCGAACCGGTCTTAGAGGAGCTTATCTTTCTCGCCTTCAAGCATGGGGAGAAAACAGGAGACAAGAATCTTGCGATGTCAGCGCGCCACCTCGCGAATTTCATATTTGCAAATGGTGGGGAGATTCCGGACATTTCGAAAAAGCAGCAGAAAGAACCCAATCCTGCCGAAATTCAGCTCCAGCAGGAGCGGCAGCAGTGGGCTCAGACTCGATTTCAAGAGGCCGATGGGGAGATTTTCAACTACGTGACATCCTCGCTGGACCAGACCATTCGGCAGGGTTTGGACCCGGCTGGAACGATGCCTGAACGGATGAAAGCCTCTATAGTGCAAGATGTGATAAACGAGATGAACTCCCAGCTCGCCAAGGACCCCGTCCACGCACGTAGGATGCAGGGTCTATGGAAACGGGCTGCGGGAGACGCCTACTCACGACAGAGCAAAGAGAGTATCGTAAACACCTACCTCTCGGGTGCGCGTCCGCTCTTGCGTGACCTCCGGAACCGAATCAGATCGGAGTATCTCGGCTCCTCTCCCACCAGAAAAGTGGGTAACGGAAAGGACGAGAAGCTCGCAGCTACTCCACAGAAAAAGAAGCCCTTCGAGGGATCTTCGAAGCGGGTTGACCAGCGGCGGGAAAGGGCGACGGTTCTCGATCCGAAGAAAATCGACTACGCCCACACTACCGACCTGGACATACTCTCGGGCAAGGTCACTCTGAAGAAATAGGAGATTTATGGCTCTAACAGAGACGCAGGTAGTTGCTGCTGAGCTGGAAACAGTCCAGAGCAAAGTGCCCGTCCTGTTCGACCGCGATTCGCTTTTCTATGGCAACATCGAGAAGCGGGACGTAGAGAAGGTATCGAATCGGGATATGCGAGTCCCGATGGAAATCCGACCCGGTGGACGGTTCGGTTACTTCTCTCCGGATGGCGGCGACCTGGGACGCGGCGATGGTCAGTCGTTCGAGAAGGCTCTCGTCTCCACGGTCCACATGAAGCACGGTGTGGAGTGGCAGAAGCGGGCACAGTGGGCCACCGACGATACGAGGAAGTCGGTTGTCAACGCATTCCGTCAGTTGCTTGCAAAGGCGATGGCGGAGTTCCGGCGTCAGGTCGATTCCTCGCTCATGACGGGTGGAAATGGCGCGGTCGCCACGATCACCTCGGTCTCAACTGCGGGCGGCCAGGACACCTACACCTGCACGACGGATGGTTTCGGTGTGCGCCTCCTCCGATACGGACAGTTCGTGTCGGTTTACGATGCAGCCTTTGCCGCAGCTCGGGTCATTGCACCCTCGGCTGGAGCAGCGTTGGTCGGAACCGCAGCGCAGATCGACCTGGTGGATTATGCGGCCAAGACATTCCGCATCAAGGGAGCGGCGACCTCGCCCATCGCTGGTGATAGGATCGTCATCGAAGGGCTATCTGGGGCCAATCCAGTCGCTCTGCTTGGTGTTCCCTACCATCACAACAATGCGTCAACTGGGACTTGGCTCGGATTGGATCGAGCGCAGTTTCCAGAGATTCGAGCCTCACGAGTTGCAGCGGCTGGTCCGTTGGCACCTGCACACGCGAGGGTTGCTCTGAATCGCATCGGAGACCGCATCGGTCTCGACAACGGTGTCAAGGTTCAGGCGTGGATGCATCCCTGTCAGGTCCAGGCTTACGAGGAGCTGGGACAGGCGGTGCAGGTGGTCAACCGCAATGGCGGATCGTCCCAGGGTCTCGACCTCTACTTCGACATCCAGCAGATCGCTGGAGCGCCGATTCGCCGGTCGTATTCGTGGGACAAGACCCGAATCGACTTCATCGTCGGAGAGGTCTGGGGACGCGCCGAAATGCATCCCGCAGGCTTCTACGAGGAAGAGGGTCGGCGGCTCTTTGAACTTCGCGGAGCATCTGGTGGAGTTGCCACGGCGACGATCTTCTACCTGACCGCATCGTTCAACACCTTCATCAACAATCCGGCTTCGTGCTCATACATCGATACCCTGACGGTTCCGTCGGGCTACTGATGTAGAGGAGGGAAGGGGGCCGGATTCGATAACACGGATTCGGCCTCCCAACTTAGACCGCGGTGCAGGGTTTTTACCGTTTCACCTGCTTTGGGTCTATCGGAGCGGAACGGTGTCAGATAGGCCACGCGGCTTTTTTATGGACAACGTCTTAATCACTTACTTTAACAACAAGTTGGCAGATCACGGGAGGTCCCTTGATGGCCGCCCAATCTGGAGAATATCGTGGGCACCAGACCAGCGTGAAAAACGACTCGGAACCTTCTCCGACTTCTATGGATCAATCTTTCTTCGAGAGCGAACAGAAGTTAGAGACGTCCCTAAATACTGGTATGTGGGTCCGCGTTGGGTGCTTGAGCGCCTTACTTTTCTACCTCCTGGTAGCTCTGTTCATCGCGAGCTTGTTTCTCAAAGTAGTCCATTAGACATCTCTTCCCCGGTGAGGAGCGGGACCTATGAGCCAGTCTATGTTTTTCAAGACGCTAAAGGTGAAGCTCTCCCGGTCACTGAGTGGGCTTTGGACGCAGTTATGCATACTGCTGAGTTCGGAGAAAGGCGGCAGCTTTCGGACGCGGATATGAGGGATAAATACCACGCCTCGATGGAAGAAGATGCAAAGTATTTTGAGGCTCAATTCCATGAGGCCGGGAGGTCCGCCCTGTTCGCATTCGAGAACTCCGTGTTTGTAGATTCAACGAAAGTCTATAAAGAGAGCGTCCATGCCTCCGAGATCTAACGACATCTGCACCATCGTCACCATCCTCCCGTATCCCTTGGTAGAGGAGAAGCCCGGACTCGTTCCGGGAACTTTCATTATCCCCTACACGGAGCCGGGAGACTTCAATCTGGTCAACATCGAACGATGCCAACATGCCGTTTATCTTGACTCAAATCGTCCTCGACTCATTGTGCCTGATCCCTCTGACTTGGTTGCTCGATCCGTGGCCTACGACCACAAAACTGCTATGGTCTGCTACGAGGCCGGAATCGCGGAGCCGGGCATAGATTGGGTCTGGGGGGAATACCTCCCGAACGAGAACGGGAAACTCGCATTTGCAGCCGCGCACGGTGCCGTCCTCGAAGGGATGAAAAGGCTGCAAGATGAGTGGTATGTGCGGCTGTTGAGAATGGCAGATGACGACTGGGCCAGATACCGCCAGCACAAATTCATCACCGGACTGCAAAGAACTGCCGCCCAAGTTCTAGGACAGACCGATCGGGACTGGATGGTCCAGAATCGTATCGAAGAAAGCCTGAGCAAATGTAGGTTCTGTTTCGCTCAGGTTCACCCGGTCGCTTGCATCTGCCCCTCGTGTCATGGTATTCTGGATAAGGCCAGATACGAGAAGGAGTTCCTCGGGGCGGGTGTCATTGAGAAAGTGAGAGGTTAATGCCGACATACCAGATTCCCTGTGGTGTCCCGACCCAGATTGCACAGAATGCTGTCTGGGCGCTTCCCTCGTTCAAGGTCCGGGTTCGGGCGGAACCGAATTGCGAACTCGCACAGAGCGCTACTGGTCCCTGGGCTGCGATGACCGGGCCGGTGGAAGGTTTCGACTCTGCTGCCTCCTTCATCCGATGCACTACTGCCGCCGCGATGGTGACTTGTGTCAAAGGCTGAACTCTGGTCTTTCACCCTAGAACTCTGCAAGGGTGATAAGGTCGTCGATAAGATTGACGTCTCAGACCACCACTTGGAAGAGATCATCGAGCTTCTGGAACGGTGGTTGGAGGATCTGAATGCCAATCGACACGTTTAACGTCGAGGATGTCTTTACCTGGGAGGCACCGGAGCATCCTCGGGGAAGGTTGGTAAAGAAGGTCTCTCTCGACTTCGTTACCCTGGCTCAGAGCATCCTCTATAATGTTCCAGATTCTCAGGAACGGGTTGATGCTCTGAAGCTCCTGTTTGACGCTGAGACTCTCTGTGTTGCTCGAATCAAGGAGGGATAGATGATTG